AAAATGAAGGTGATTTTAGTTCAATTGCATATTTTTCGGAATTTGTTAATTTAAATTGCATAAATGATTTTGATTTAGCAAAAGAAATAACAATTGATATTAATAATAATTTAAAATCAAATGAAATTATTTTAAATTCTGTTATTTTGCAAGATTATATTGAATCTATTGGAAATAGAGTTCTTAATATTGATGATATAAGTCAAACATTTAATGATAATAAAAGATCTAGCACATTTAGTGTAATTGATAATTTTATCTTAAATGGGGTAAGGTCAAAGAAATATTTAATATACATCTTTGACACTACATATATTGCAGAAAGGCAAGTTTCTTTAGTGACACTTTTACATAATAATTATTATGGATTTTTAAATCAATATGGAATCACTCCTACCTCTTATAATATGGGATTTTTTGATTTTAATATAACTGGGGATAATGGAAATTTAGTATTTTATCCAACTAAAAATGAAACAAATAATTTTGCAGTGAATTATGTTTCATATGATATGCAAGATACTCTTTCTGGAGTAGGTACTGTAAATCTTGGTAGTGTCGTAAAAGTTGGATCATCAACTACAAGTTTAACTGTGGGATTAAGTACCGCAGTTACAATAGTAGGAATTGCTTCAACTTATAGGTCATCTAAAGTGTTAGTACAGATTGGGGCAACAAATAGTTCTTATTATGAGTATGATGAATTTACACTTATTCATGATGGAACCAATGTAAATTTCTTTGAATATGGGTGCCTCACTACTAATACATTGTCTCCAGCATCTTCATCTGGTTTGGGGACATACAATGCTTATCTGTCAGGATCTACCTTAAAAATTGATTTTACACCAAGATCACCATTATCTGTGGGGTATAACGTAAGTTCAATAATAGTTTCTATCGCAAATACTTCTTCTGTTGGTATTGGATCAACTACATTAATATCTAATCAGTTATCCTCAAAATATGTCTCTATCGCTTCTTCAACATCACCAAATGCAAATATCATTTCTACATATGATAATCAGAGTTATAACTGTGCATATTATCTAGTGAGCGTTGAAGATACTACAAACAATAGATATCAAGTATCTGAAGTTTTGGTTGTAGATAATAAAAATAATGTGCCATCATATGCTTCTACAAATGCGTATATCACAGAATTTGGTATTGTTCAAACAAATAATTCTTTGGGTTATGTTAGTGCTGATATCTCTGGTACAAATACAATTTTATATTTCACTCCAATTTCTGGTATTAATGCCCAAGTAAGAGTATTTCAACACTCTTTAGGCATTTCTAACATAGATAGTACTATAAGCAGTTCCATAAACTTCTAATATTAATATGGCATTAGTTAATTCTGGAAATGGTTCGTATACAGGAACTCTTTTTGATATAAAAAGATCATTTTCATTAAATTATAATGGAAATCCAATATTTGAAAAATATTTCAATGGAAATAATGTAGGTATAGTTGATACTAGTAATAATAAAATCTATATTCCAAATCATTTTTTTGTGACCGGAGAAGAAGTTACGTATTCCTACTCTACTACTGGTAGTACTCAAAATGCAATAGGAATTGCCTCAACTTCAATTCCAGGAATAGGTGTTACAAATAAACTTCCTTCAACAGTTTATATTGTAAAATTAGACGATCTTTATGTTCAAGTTTCAGCATCTGCTTCTGAATCTTTAAAATCTATTCCATCAGTTTTAGATATTACTAATGTTGGAGTTACATCTACTCACAAATTTACTGCAAAAAATCAAAATTCAAAAGTATTGTTGACGATTGATAATTTTATCCAATCTCCTATAGTTTCAACTTCCACTACTACATTTATTTTATCAACAGTTTATGAAAGTGATTCTGGTATTGATTTTTCAGATATAAAATCATTTTTTGCAGGAGATTTAGTCCAAATTGATAATGAAATTATGCTAGTAAGTTCTATTGGAGTTGGTTACACCAATAGAGTTTCTGTACAAAGACAGTGGATGGGAACTGGAATATCATCTCATGCATCAGGTTCTTTGGTCACAAAAATTGTAGGAAATTATAACATTGTTGATAATGTTTTAAATTTTGTTTCTGCACCATATGGACTAAGACCAATAAGTACATCAACAAATCCACCAGATCAGGTAGATTACGTTGGAATATCAACTAATTCAACTTTTAGTGGAAGAGTTTTCTTGAGATCTGGTATTGTAGATGGTGCAAATAAGGCATATTATAATAATTATGTTTTTGATGATATTTCATCTGGATTTAATGGAATATCTACAAATTTTAAATTAAATTCTAATAAATCAAGCATTACCGGGTTTTCTACCAGTAATGCAGTCATTTTAATTAATGATATTTTTCAGGGTCCATCAAAAACAGGAGTTGTTGGTGATTATTCATTGACAGAAACCTCTGGAATTACAAGCATTAGTTTTTCTGGGTCTGGTTTATCAACATCATATGATATTAATACAAAAAATATTCCTCGTGGTGGAATCATCATTTCTATTGGATCTACTAATGGATTTGGATATCAACCTTTAGTTGCAGCAGGTGGAACAGCAGTTGTTTCTGCATCTGGAACTATATCATCCATTTCTATTGGAAATAGTGGTTCTGGATATAGATCAGGAATTCAAACCATAGTAAAAGTTGGCGTCACTACCATAGGTATTGGAACAGTAGGCATTCAATTTATAGGAACAGCATCTGTCAGTAATGGAAATATTGTAAGTGTTGCTATTACTAATCCTGGAATTGGATATACTAGATCAAAACCTCCTTTAGTAGTGTTTGATTCTCCTCTATCATATTCAAATTTACCATTAATTTATAGTACATCATCAACTTCAGGACTTGGAACTGAGGCAAAAATAGATATTGTTGTTGGACAAGGATCTAGTATTATAAGTTTTGAACTTATAAACAGTGGATATAACTATAAAGAAAAAGAAATTCTTACCGTTAGAACCGGAGGAACAACAGGAATACCAACAGTTACTTCGTCAACATTTAAAGAATTTCAAATAACAGTTGATAGAACATTTACGGATAAATTCAATGGATGGACATTTGGAGATCTCCAACCTTTAGATTCAATTGAGAGTTTATTTGACGGATCAAGAACTATTTTTCCATTAAAAATTGATGGAATTCAAAAAACTATTAGAACTAAAAGAGGATCAAATATTGATATTCAAGCATCATTACTAGTTTTCTTTAATGATATTTTACAAGTTCCCGGAAAGGGTTACATATTCAAAGGTGGAAGTAATATAACGTTTACAGAGGCACCAAAATTTGAAGATAGATGCAAAATTATTTTTTATTCAGGAACATCTGGTATAGACACTACAGATATCGATATTTTAGAGACTATTAAATCTGGTGATACAGTAAAACTTAATGATGATGTTGGATATCTTAAAGAAGAAGAAAGATTAGTAACGAAAATTGTTTCTAGTGATGATATAAATACGAATATTTATTTTGGTCCGGGTATTACATCTGATGTAAATTTATTAAGACCTTTAATATGGTGCAAACAGACTGATGATATTATTATTAGTGGAAAATCTGTATCAAAAAATAGACCGATATATGAAGCACTTATCTATCCAACAACAAATATAATACAAAATGTTGGAACTGCATCTACGGTTTTATTTGTAGAGAGTGTAAAAACATTTTTTGATTCTAAAAATGAATCAAATACAAATAATAGCAAAATTATTATCACATCTCAAGATACATTAGTTTCTGCGTCTGCAACTTCTATAGTTTCTGCTGCTGGTACTATTAGTTCCATTCAAATTATTTCTGGTGGGATTGGATACTCAACTTCCCCCAAAATATCTATTGCATATCCTGTTGGATATGGAATTTCTGTACCTCAAGCATCATATATTCAAGGAGATCCTGTTCCTGTAGGATTAGGAACAGTTGCGACTTTTACTTCTACAATTTCTGTTGGTGGAACAGTTTCTTTAATATCTGTTATAAATGCTGGATCTGGTTATACATCTTCAAATCCTCCTATAGTAAATATTGAACCACCAACTTTATATAAAGAGGTAATTTCAAATGTAACATACGAGGGAGATTTTGGTGTAATTACTGGAATAAAAACAACTTCTGTCGGAGTTGCTTCTACCGGAATTACATTTGATTTTTACATTCCACAAAAATCCTTTTTAAGAGATACAAGTATTGTTGTTGGTACTGGTATTACTCTTAGTGGTATTCAAACTGGTTATTATTTTGTCGTCTACAATTCCAACGTTGGTAAAGGAGTCACTTCACTTAATTCAAGTGGAAGTATTGTTGGTGTTGGAAGTACATTTTTGGATAATATATATCAAGTTTCTGCAGTATCTATAGGTCAAACTATAGTGCCTGGAGTGGGATCAACTTATGTTGCAAAAGTAACTGTAAGTCTTTCAAGTTATAATCAACTATCTGGTCTTGGATTTAGTGGATTCTATGGTGAATATAGTTGGGGAAGAATTTCTGGATTATCAAGAAAAAATCCAAAATCTTTCAATATCTATAATACTGGTATTATAGGAATAAGCACTTCCCCAACTGTACAAAGATATACTCCATTAAAGTATGAAACGTACCTCACATAAATAGATAAAAAACGGAAAATGTCTGCAATTATAACTGACCAAATAAGAATTTTAAATGCAAAAAGTTTTGTCTCTGTGGCAACTTCTTCTAGCAATTCCCTTTATTCATTTGTAGGTCTTCCTAACGCCACTGATTATGATTCAAATTGGAACATATCTTCTCCATCACCAAAAGATTGTTTTGAGCAAGAGAATGATTATTGGGATACGATGATTGCTTTGAAAAAAATTAAAGAAGATGATATAAAACAAGTTGTTCGTAAAATAACTTGGTCTACAGGAAATACATATGATATGTATCGTCATAATATTAATAGATCAAATCCATCTTATCCATCACAGGCACTTAGTTTATATTTGTCAAACTATTATGTGGTAAATCAAGACTATAAGGTTTATATTTGCCTTCAAAATGGAACTACACCAGAAAATCCTCAGGGATCTCCATCTTTAGATGAACCAACATTTACTGATTTAGAACCAAAAGCGGCAGGAAATTCTGGAGATGGTTATATTTGGAAATATCTATACACTATTAAACCAGGTGATATTGTAAAATTTGATTCAATTAATTTTATGCCAGTTCCCAAAAATTGGGAAACTAATAGTGAAAATGCACCTGTTAGACTTAATGCAAGTCCACCAAATGGACAATTAAAAATTGTTACAATTACCAATCGTGGTGTTGGAGTGGGAACTGCTGGAAGGACTTACACAAGGGTTCCGATTAAAGGTGATGGAACTGGTGCTGAAGCAACGATTGTTATAAATAATGATCAAAAAGTAGATTCAATCACCATATCAAATGGTGGATCTGGATACACTTATGGAACAGTAGATTTGGACAATGGTGGATTAACACAATATACAACAAAACCAACATTTAATGTAATTATTCCACCAAAAGGAGGGCATGGTGCAGATATTTACAGAGAACTTGGAGCATACAATGTTTTAGTTTATTCTAGAATTGAAAATGATATACAAAATCCAGATTTTATTACTGGAAATCAAATAGCAAGAATTGGATTAGTTTACAATCCACAATCATATGATTCTACATCCAATCTCTCATTGGAAAAGGCAAGTGCATTGAATGCATTAAAATTATCCGGTAGTGGATATGATACTGCAGTTTTTGTTGCAGATTCAACTATTACACAAACAGTAGGTACTGGAATTACTGCGGTTGGTAGAGTTGTATCATATGACCAAAATACAGGGGTATTGAAATATTGGCAAGATAAAACTCTTGTTGGATTTGCATTTACTTCTGGGGTATCTCAAAATACTTCTCCAACATATGGTTTAGATTTAGTAGATTTTACAAATTCTCCTACCACGGGAGGAAGTTTAACAATTAGTGGTGGTTCTGTAAATTTGACTGTAGATACAAGTTTTAGTGGTATCACAACCACAATAAATAGTAAGACATATTATCTCGGTCAAACTTTTGGTAATGGTATTTCGTATCCGGAAGTTAAAAAATATTCTGGAAATATAATTTATGTTGATAATAGACCTTCAATCACAAGGTCATCAAATCAAAAAGAAGATATCAAAGTCATTTTGCAATTTTAAAGAATCATGCCTCAGGAAACTAATCTCAACGTCTCTCCTTATTTTGACGATTTTGATGGGAATAAAAATTTTTATAAAGTTTTATTCAAACCCGGATACCCTATTCAAGCTAGAGAATTAACATCTCTTCAGTCTGCTTTACAAAATCAAGTAGAACAATTTGGTAAAAATATTTTTAAGGAGGGATCTAGAGTTTATGGTGGAGAATTGGTATTTGATAATCCAGTAAATGCAGTAGAAATTGAATCAACATTTAATGGTGCGCCAATTTCATTGTATTTTGATCAGATTATTGGTAAAAAAATTAGAGGTTCTAATAGTGGAGTTAGTGCAGAGATTGTATACTTGCTAAAAGACACTGATTCAGAAAGAGGAAATTATACAATTTATGTAAACTACCATCAAAGTGGTGGAGAAAATTTTGATTCTAAGATTTTTGAAGATGGTGAAACTTTATTAGTTGATACAGATCCTGTAGTTTATGGAAATTTTAGTATTCAAGTTGGTCAGGGATTATGTAATACTATTTCAACAAACTCAAATTCTCAAGGATCCTTAGTAAAGGTTAAAAGTGGATCTTACTTTGTAAGAGGAATATTTGCAAATGTAGTTGAACAAACAATTATTCTTGGACAATATTCAACATCTCCATCGTATAGGGTTGGATTTAATGTTATAGAAAATATTATAACATCAGATGAAGATGAAAGTTTATTTGATAACGCTCAAGGATTTTCTAATTATGCAGCTCCTGGGGCGGATAGATTTCAGTTAAATTTAGAATTGACTAAAAAGGATATTGATAACAATGAGACAGATAGTTTTATTGAAATTTTAAGAGTAGAAAATGGTTTTCCTCAATTTTTTGGGGTTAATCCACAATATAATTTAATAAGGGAGTATTTGGCAAGAAGAACATTTGATGAGGCAGGAAATTTTTACGTCAAACCATTTAGTCTTTTTATAAAAGATAGTTTAAATGATAGAGTTTTGAATAATGGAATATATTTTGATAACCAAACTACTATTAATGGAAATACACCATCAGAAGATTTGATGGTTTATCAAATTGGTTCTGGAAAGGCATATGTAAATGGGTATGATGTAGAAACAGTATCTTCCAATTTATTAGATGTACCAAAACCTAGAAGTACTGCTTCTGTTACTGATCAGGTAATCAAATATAATGCAGGCATATTAGCAGTAATAAATAATGCCTACGGGGCAGCATCAATAGGATTAGGAACAACTGCAACTGTTAGTTTAATGAGTGATAGAGTTGGTGCAATTGGCGGATCTGGAACATCATATCTTGCATCAGGAACCGAAATTGGGATTGCAAGAGTTTATGATTTTATTCCTGAGGAAGGTTATTTTGATTCTAGCAGCAGAATTGATTTAAGATTGTTTGATATTCAGACGTATACAAATATTGGTCTAACAACATCAATTACACAAACTATTCCAGCATTCATTAAAGGTAAGAGAAGTAATGCTAGTGGATACCTAAAATCTAGTGTATCTTCATCAAACAATCTGAAATTATATCAAGTATCTGGAAAATTCTTATCCAATGAACCAATTACAATTAATGGAATTGATAATGGTAGATTGATTAATTCTGTTGTAGATTATTCACTTTCTGACGTTAAATCAATATATTCTGCAGGATCAACTGGGATAACAACATTTAATGCGGATTTGATTTTAGATAAATCAACATTGATTGCTCCATCAGGAACGCAATTTAATATTAGTGCTGGTCCTTCCGGAATTAGTACCGTAACTGCTGGAATTGGAACTAATTTTGCATCTCTCTTAAATGTGGGAGACATTATTTCCTATGCAAATCCAATTACAGGACAAAATATTGTTTATAATAAAATTAATAGTATAAGTGTTGGATCAACTAGTTTTACAATTACTGCAGTACCATCAATTCCGAAGGTTTGTGCTGGAAATTTACCAACAACTGCTAGCACAGTTTCAAATATAGTTAAAATTTCTTCAACTTTCTCCTCAAGAGATTCTTCTCTGCTTACTCGTCTTAATAAGGATAATGTATCTTCATTAAGTTTAGAAAATAATGAAATTTTTCAGAGAAGATCATATAACATTACATTCTCTGGAAATAGTTTGAGAGTACCTCAATCAGGTACTCTTGATCCAGATCTCTACTTTGATGATTTTAATTATAATAATGTATTGGTTACATATAGTGATGGTACGGTTGAACCATTATCTTTTGATAAGTACGATAATACTTTAGGAAATGTACTTACAATTAATGGGTTGTCAAAATCTAGTGGAACTGCAAATGTTATTGTAACTATCAAAAACCTAAAACCAAATTCAAAAACAAAAAGATTAAAAAAGGCAAATTCTTTAGTTGTTGGATATTCCAAGTTATCATCATCGGGTATAGGAACTACAACCCTCAATGATGGATTAACATATTCGCAAGTTTATGGACTAAGAGTTCAAGATCAAGAGATTTCTTTAAATGTTCCAGATGTAATTAGAGTTCTGGCTGTTTATGAATCTTCAGGAACTTCTGACCCAGCATTACCAGCATTACAATTAGTCTCCTTTACAGGTCCATCAAATAGTAATAGGGATTTCTTAATTGGAGAGCAAATTGTCGGACAATCTTCTGGTGCGGTTGGTTTAATTATCAGTACAATAAGCACAAGTGGAAATCCTGATAGTTTAGAGTACGTTTATTTGAATACATTGCAATTTTCTAACAATGAAGTAATAAAAGGAAAAGATTCCAAAACTCAAGCAAAAATAGCAGCAAAGACTATTGGTGATAAAAATATTACTCAGAATTTCTTATTGGATAACGGACAAAGAGATACAATTTATGACTATTCAAGAATAATTAGAAAAAGTAGTGTATTAAATCCGACAAAAAA